GTCTTCGCTGCTTTTCAAGGAGTAGCTTGTACTGCCCCAAACAACTCGTATTAGCGACGTATCCCTTTGCGAGTAGGCGTACTGTATCCCCAGCACTAATCGCCTCACAGGGATCAACTAGAAGGCTCTCAGGGACTGTCACAAGCACTTCCTTTTGCTCTACTACAACTCTCTGAGAGCAGCCTGACAAGATCATCAGGAAGCTTAGCGTCAAGAGACACAGGAGTGTCTTTAGTTTGCCCCTTAACATTCTCTTGCCTCTTTGGCTTACTTTCTACTTGGATAGGTGCTGATGGGAGTTTATCAATATCACTCAAAACACCCTCTGTTTCTTTAACAATCTCTTGCTTTTCTCTAGTAAAATCAGAGACAATAACGTCTGTGATTTTACAAGCTGTTTCTTTCTTGTCCAAAGACTCTTTCAAATCTTTGTTAGCTTTCACAGCTGTAGTCAGTTGTGATTCAGCTACAGCTTTGTCGGAGTAGAATGTATAAGATAGATAAGCAAAAAGAACATTGAAAGTTAGAGATACAAAGAGGGCGATAATAAGTGGTTTATTCAACATCACCCCTCCCCTCTTTAATATCATCAGGACGATTTTCGTCCAACCCCTGATCAACAACCCTACCAATAAGCCCAACCACACCAAAGGTAATAGCAAGACCAACCAGAAGGGGGATTGCAAGGACATTGGAAATTACTCCTAACACACTTAGTCCAGATACAGACAAAGCAATCAAGATGTTAGCAATGATTGACCAACTAGAGTAGGATTTAAGGAGTCTTTGTTTCCAATTAGGGGGTAACATTGTAGCTTAACTCCATGTAGGAATGGTGTACGTGCCGGAGCCTGGAGAATCTGGCCCAGTGCTTCTGTATAGAATCCTCGCCCCGAGGATCAACAATTCGTCTGTGTTGGTATCCGCACCATCACCACCAAGCCGGGCAATAGTTAAGAACACATGATCGTTACGAGTAAAAGCAAGTTCAGGCGAAAACGTAAACGTCACTTCAGTGGGCACATACTGAGTTAATGATGGTTGAGTTAGTAGCATGGACTTCTCTGGTGTTACGACTGGGGTGGAAGTCACACCAGTAGAGCATGTAAGTTGCAGCCGGTAATTCCCACCATTGACCCCATTGGTGCCAATTACTATTTCTATACCCTCAATAACACCATTATCCCAGTCATAAGGCTTCACAACGATGGCAGATACCTTTGATGTAGCTGTTGCGCTGAACGTCAATGCTGGCCACTGGTATGCAAACTCCACAACAGTCACACCGCTTGCCACGAATGCCCCGGAATGAATACTGAGTTTTTCCCTCAGCTTGTGTGTGTGGGAGACATATCGGCGGCCAGTAGTATAGTCAATCAGATTACCATCCCATGAAGATGTGCCAGCAGACTGCGTAATACCACCACCTTCACTGTTGTAATTTAGAATATTCGTGCCGATTAAACCGTTATCTAAGAGAACAGGACCGACGCAATACTCGATATGCGTATGGTGTGACCCCTGTGCTCCAGCATTGATTATCTTCAGTGCTTTGCCTGTGCCTCCCGACTGGACAACACCATGTACAGAGCGAAATTGTGCATTGTCTGTCTCTGCAATGCTGACAAGCGAGCCATTGTAAACAAGTCCGGCAACGTCGCCTATAAACTGTTGTGTTGCCGGGACAGTCGAGCCATTGCCGCCAAGATGAAGACCATCCGCGTTTTGACAAGCTGCGGCTGTGCCCCACACGAACTCAAGCGACCGGACGTGATTCTTCATTGAGAAATTGGCAGTTGAGCCGTTAGTCGAATCAACCTGAACGCCAGCAAAAGTAACGTCGCGGACTTTCCCGTCAAATAACGAGTATTTTGTGTTATCGAACCACACCCCTCGCACGGCAAGAGCGTTACCGTTCCACTCGATACCGTCCGCACCACCACCCCACAGGGTATTGCCAATAGTGGGTGATTTGATAGTGAGCAGTGCAGACATTACGGCAGACGCCATTATTACCGGACGTGCGGTAGTTGGACCACCGCCATTGGTATTTGAGGAATCATCTCCTCGTGTGGAACCTAGAAACAGAATTGGTGTTGTAGCGAGAAGACCGGCTGACAGCATATAAGGACCGGACGAGTATGGGACAAAAAGATCACCACCACGTTGGGCATTCAGCCAAGCAACTGCTTGGCTGAATGCCGGATAATCATCGGTAACGCCGTCGCCCTTAGCGCCAAATTGCTTAACGCTCAAAGTCGCAGTGTAGCTGAGCTTCCAGCGACCCCCGTCAGTCGCAACAATTATCGTCCCGCCATTATCAGCACTAGTGGTATCGGCGGCATCTAGATAATAGATGCCGCCACCGCCATCGCCTGCCACATAATAACCAGTGACCACTGCTTGTGTATATTTATCTTTTGATAATGCTTTTAAAGATGTTATTGAACCTACTACCCGATTAATCTTTGATTTTATTTGTTGATCTAAGGTATTACTATCAAAACCAATTAGTTTTGCACCTTTCGTAGGGTCAGAAGAGTTTACAAGATCAGCTTTTAGCATGTCTGTGTAGGAAGCTGCGGTTGCCGTCGCAACATCTAGTTCAGATTGTGTAGCAAAGAATTCAATATCTTCAAAAGCGGCCGTGCCTAGAGATGCCACTGTGAGTTCTACAGCATCTAGACGAGCATCTAACTGAGCCGGTGTATCTATCTGAACAAGAGATGTGCCATTAAACTGGTGAGTTTGTCCTGTAGTTCTTACATAGATTGTGAACCATTTAGGGACCGGGCAACTGAAGTATGTAGTACCTACGGCAAAATATAGACGATTATCTGTGGTAAGGTAGTGTGCTTGCCCATTTGCAGCAGCAGGGAGCGATGTAACAACACTATCTACATTTCTATCAAACAAGAAAGAGAACTTTAGTAAGTTCTGATCCATTCCAGTGTTCCAACCACCTTCTCCGAACGACCACCCATAAGCCCCTTCTAACCAAGGGGAAAGTTGCTGTGCCATGTAATACTCCTTATGCGCCAGGGGCTACCGGACGAAATTCTTTGTTTGGGAAATCTAGATGTGTATGCCATGCCCTGAGTGATTTACGATAACTCCGCCAATCAGCTACAGAACCTTTAGCATTTGGGTCACTATCTTGTACTTTATTAAGTTCCTCTGTTGCGTACGAAAGTTGGTTTGTTACCCAGTCTTTCTCAAGACATACAAGCTGGTCGATAGTTAAAGTCGAGCTGACAAGGTAGGGGTTGTTCCCCTCGTCCCAAAATACAGATTTGCCTGATAGACAACCATTGAGCAGTTCTTTATAGAGGGTGAAACTGATTTTTACAGCGTCTTCAGGTATAAACGAATTGATATCTTCTATATAAAAGGCGGATGTTGATTTAGATATATAATACATAGTAATCCTTAGTACCCAAAGACTAAAAATTCCAGTTGCAGGCCGCCAGACGCAGCTTCAGATTGGCTCCAAAAAACCCTCCCTTGCGATGCGTTAACAGTAGAACTTTGTGTTGCTGGAGTTTTACTGTTTGATCCAGAATTGCAGGTAATAATTCTCAAAGCTGCTGTGGGAAAAGTAACGGGGAATGAAAACAATACTTCAGTATTTGCAACATAGTTTATTGGACAAGATACTACACCCCACTGCATAATAAGCCCACCGGGAAGTTTTTGATATCCGTTACCAATTAAAGATTGATTGCTGCCGAGGAAAGCTTCAGCCAATCTCAACGGGGTGATCAGTGTAGTATTACTTGTCCAAGCCTGTGCTTGTGCAGTAGAAGCTACAGTAGTTTTAGCATCGACTTCAGTCTTAGTGTAAGTTTGTGCTTGAGAATAAACACTAAGATTTGTACGAGCTGTTGCAGTGTTTGTAAGGTCTGCAAGGTTCTGTGCTTTAGCTAGGTAATTAGCATCTGATTGAACTTTAGTATAGAAATCCCCAGCATTAGCAAAAGCAATTTCCCAATGAGTCCCCACAGTTGTAGTTGGGTTCTGGTTCGTGTTTACAGTAAGTGCTCGGTAAATTGTACCGTTGCTACCCATTACAATAGACTTAGCACCACCTACAGAATACTGATATTCTGTCGCACTATCCCAAACAGGTATGCCGTGCTGGTTGATGTGAGCTAGAGCTGTATCTTGACGATTATCTAGGTAGTTGAACCATTGGCGCGCCGGGATTTCAACAGCCCACCCACTAGCGTACTTGGTATCCCCAGGATTTAAAA